GTCCCACCAGTATCTACAATATAGGTATTAGCGTTTACGACCTCAATAACTTGTTGTTCTTGGTTTATTTGAGCCGCCGTTATACCGCCTACGGTGGTAGCTCCAGAGAACGTCACATAGTCCCCAAGAAAAACTCCGTTGCTTGAGTCGGTAATTCTTATATACCCATTGCCGGAGGGATTCCCCGAATTGATCGTTTGGATGGGATTTGCTCCGAGAGTGACGGTGCGGCGAATGGGCGTAATGTCTACAGGTTGAGTACCATCTAAGACGTAGAGCTTTATATTAGTCCCCGCACCGACAAGTCTAGTTCCTATTAAATTTGTCCAAGGGTGAAGATCACGGCACGTCCCAAGCATCGTAGAACTCGTCAGCTTAGTCCACCCGCCGATTGTCTCAGGCATGCCCAAACGAAATCTTATCTTGTCGCCGTCACGCCACCCACCTTCGTTGGTGTAGTCCGTAGCATCTTGCACGATACCCGGGCGGAACTGGAGCTTTTGTAGTGGCATTATAAACCTCCGGCGGACTTATTATGAAATTGTTGCGGCACTGCCCACGTTACCCGTAACAGTCAGATTCCCTGACCCGTCTATCCGCATGACATTTGTACCTGCGTACGAGAACGTAAGATTAGCGCCAGAGGCTGTAGCGACCCAGCTTTGAGTGCCCCCTGTAACGGTTAAAGGCGAAACGAACGTAGGGGCAGTGGTGATGTCGTCGAGCTGCGTTTGAATAGCAGACGAGACTCCATCTACATACCCAAGCTCTACAGCCGTCAGTGTAGCAGGGATACCGTCAAGAACATTTAACTCCGCAGTAGTCGAAGTCATGCTTGTCAACACATTCAACTCCGCCGTGGACGAGGTCATGTTGTCAAGAACATTTAACTCTGCCGCCGAAGCAGTGACTATGGTGCCACCTAATATCAAAGAACCCAGACTTAAATTTCCGGTAATGTCACTAACATTCGAAGTTGCACCGTCACCTGCGCAGGATACAATTTTAGTCGTATTCCCCGGGATATTAACGCGGGAACCGCCAGAAGCTCCTTGATTAATTTGCACTGTTACTGAGGTGTTATTCCGCATAATATACACATGTTCAGCGTTGTCTGGTGCAACCGTAAGAACATGCCCGTTAGTAGGGCTACCGGACAACTCCAGTACTTTAAAATGCCCTGTCGAAACCTGACCGTCTGAAATAGTAAGTGTGCTGCTGGAACCCGAAAGCCCTAACTGACCTACACCGTTAGTGATACGGTCTATAATTTCCATATTGGTATTTACGGTGTTGCCCCATGTGGCGGACTGTTCGCCGTTAGCAGGCAGCTCTATGCCTGTGTTATCTGTAAATGTACTAGGCATTGGTCATCCTCATGCTGCTATCCCCGTCCAAACCGTACTCGGAGTAGGGTTTACACCCGTCCAAGTGTTCCCGGGATTTGGTATAATTGGCCCCCAAACAACGGCAACCCCTATCTCGCCTTGAGCTACCACTCCGAAAGGTATTACTACCGCTGTCCCTGTTGTTACTACCGATCCTACACTACCTGTAGCAGAAACTCCAGTTACATCTACGTTAGCGCCCGCGTTTACCACAACGAAGTCGGCGTTTACTACCGCCGTGCCAGATACACCTGCTACACTGAACGCGGTGGTCCCTGTAATCGTCGGACTTCCGACTTCGCCTGTACTCTGGACTCCGTCAGGGAAGACGTTAGCCGTGCCCACAAGAATAACCGTGCCTATCGCGCCTGTAGCCGCAACATTAGTTACTGGCACAACGATATTTTCCGTTGCGAATATTGTGACCTCGTCCACAGCGCCTGCAGCTGCAACGCCAGTAATAGCAAAAACAGCGTTGCCTTTTACTGTTGGAGAACCAAGAACACCAGACAGTTGTGGTGAGGTTACTGCTATATTGGCAGTGCCCACTGCCGTAGTTGATCCAACCGCAGACGTAGCGGAAACACCCGTAACTGCGACCCCCGCGCTCGCAGCGGCGGTTATTGAGCCAACAAGCCCGTTCAACTGATCTATAGCAAACGTGCCTATCGCACCCGCGTCTACCACTACGGTATCGGGATTAACTAGAGCGGTCCCCGCTACGGACCCAAGCGTTAGGCCATTCTGATCCCCGGTAACTGTAACCGTACCAATAGCGGTTGACCCCACAACACCTGTAGGGATAAACAGAAGCTCGCCGCTGCCCGCATCGGCAAGGGCTGCACCAGAAAAGGGGGCAAAACCTAGCATCTTATGTCAGCCCTCCTATGGGTTTAGTTACTCAGGCTTAGTCGGCCATGTGATGCTGTGTGGAAAGCCAGCTTGATCCGTTATGTCCCGCAAGTCTTGTCGGTAGGCCGTTTGTTCTGCGGTCATGGTGCGGTCTGATAAGGCCCACACGTCTGTTGCCTGCAGAAGCTCGTCTCGCTTAGCTCTCGCCATCCCTTCAAAAGGATCACCATAGGGCCAATCTGTAGTGTTTATAGGGACTTCAGTCTCTACGCCATTAACAACTGCTAGAGTATATTCTACCATTACTTTATCCCCCACAATTTTATAACACCACCAACAGAGAAAGTATTGGACCAAGTACTGACATTAAAATCTCTATTATCTTCACATAAGTTCATGCTTGTCTTTACTGCTCTAACCTTACCATCATAATTGGAGCCAACAGTAGTGCCATACCCCCAGACAGTAGCGCTTCTAGGGTTATGAATAGTAGCGTAAAAACTACTGCCTGTGCCATTATTGTCGGCGTAACCATAAAAGTTGTTATCACCAAAAAAAGAGTGAAGTTGAGTAATAGAAGCGTTATCAAAATCTGCTCTCCAATAGCCATTAGTGCCGTATACATATCCCGTTGCATTAGACAATTTAAGGGTTGGATAAGTTATAGTATTATTTATACCAAACAGATTATTGGCTTCCACCATGAAAGTATCGTAGCCCGTAGGAAATGTATAAGTGTAGGAGTTAGTCCCTCCACTTGGGATGGTGTATGTATTTATTAGGCTCATAGCCCCACCAACACCCGCAGTAGCAATAGACGCAGCTGTAGTCGCATCGACAGAGGAAATGTTTTGCAACTGCCCTGTGTTACCTATGCGTGTTGTGCCGCCTGTTTGAATAGCCATCTTCGTTCTCCTCTTGAACTATTAGCCGTTAAGTTGTGTACGCTACTCAGGCTTAGTGGGCCAAGTGATGTCCTCTGGGAAACCCGCTTGACCCGTGATGTCACGTAGCGCCTGACGATAGGCTGTCTGCGCGTCTGTCATGGTGCGGTCTGATAAGGCCCACACGTCTGTTTCGGCTAAGAGATTACCTCTAACGTGTCGTGCCGCTGCTTCAAAATCATTCATAATATTATCCTACCTCAGTAACTTGTGTAACCACCCCGTAAGACCCCCAAGAGGCCCCGCCAGTAAGCGTTGCGCTCGGGTGGTAGGTGCCAAGAATTACCCCGTAAACCACGTCTCCGGGGTTACACAAGAATAAACCAGAATTCATCGGTCCCATACCCTGTATATAAGATAGCTGAGGAGTATTGGAGAGGCTGCTGGGAGTGTAAGTCAACAATTTTATACTGAGCTGAAAGCCATTCCAAAGGCAAATTGCCGCTGCAACACCATAATAACTACTTACATAAGTGGTAATGCCAGAACTCCCGGTATCTAACATTACATTAGCCATAACCGCCGAACTGCTGATAGTATGCGACATAAAGGTTATAGCGGAGTTGGGGACTGATGTACTGAGAGTACCACCAACACCCGCTGAGGTTGTCAAAAGGTTTGCACCTGTGCGGCTGAATGCTGCATTATATTGCGACATTGTACTTGATATTCCACCAACACCCGCAGCAGTTATAGCAGCGGCTGTGGTGCTGTCTATGCTGGCAATATTTTGCAACTGCCTGCTGTTGCTAATGACATCAGTGCCACCAACTTCAAGTATAGGAACATTCACAACTTGATTACGAACTTCAAGACTTTCATTTCCGCCGCATACAACTCGCCACTGGTCTGCTGCGTGGAACTGCATATATGTGTTGGTGTCACCCTCGTGGAATATTTGGTCAACGCCGTAGATGTCGTTGTTATTCATGTCGAGGTGATGACCACTCATTTGTATGTTGCTATAAAAGGTCGTGTCGGTGTTATTGACATTGAGGCGCACCGACCCGCCAGTATAGACACCCCAATTGTTAGTCTGAAATCGCATATAGGTATCGGTATCACCTGTGTGGGTGATATATTCAGCCACATTTAAGCCAGTGACACTTGGGGTTGCTGGCAGGCTGTAGTTGTTCGCACCCGCAGATATACCGTCGAGCTTTGTACCATCTACTGATACATCTCGCCCATCTACTGTGCCGTTTACAGCAAGAGTACCGTATACTATCGCACCTCCGCTAGTAGTCGAAAACTTGCCAGAACCATTATAATACATTGTGGTTTCCGCATTACGGACGCCTTGGAAGAACCACTCGTTATCAACATCATTATATATACCCGTGACAGTGTTATTGTCGTGCATAAACACAGAACGGCCACCAATGCTGTAGCCCTCCCAGCCGCCGTGAGCGCCGCCATCAATCTGGATAGACCCGTAGTTACCAGAGACAGGCTGGAAGTATCCGTTGCCGCTATCGCCTAGACGGACACCTGTTGTATTTACATATAACTCAGTAGAGCCCCCTACAGCTATACTGATTTGGTCAGTATCAAAGTTTATACCTGTGTTGGTGTCACCAGTGTGGATTATACTAGTAGCTACATTTAAATTGGTAACAGACGGGGATGCTGGCAGACTGTAGTTGTTCGCACCATCAGCTACGTTTAATAGACCACGAGCCGCTGCCGCCGTGTAAGAGCGTCCATAGGTGTCAGACCCGTTTGTGCCAGTGAAGCGGCCCATTCCAGAAGTAATTCCAGACGTAGAGAATGTGCCACTTCCGTTAAAGTAGTTTGAAAATAAGTAGCCAGACGAAGTTCTTCTGGCGACTGAGTTGACATCTTCTCCTTGACTGATTGTGTAAGGGAAGCTGTAGTTGTTCGCACTGGTAGCTATGGTGTCGAGCTTAGTGCCATCTACTGATACATCTCGGCCATCAAAAGTAGAGTTGGTGGTTATAGCGCCTGTCATGGCACCACCTGCTTTAGGTAACTTGGTGCTATCAGCTACAGTAATGTTAGCAGTGCCATTAAAGAATACGCCGTTAATGTTTCTGCCCGTTGCCAGTGCTGTTGCTGACGAAGCATTCCCAGATAGAGCCGCTGTGACTGTGCCTGCGGTGAAGTTACCGGAGGAATCTCGAGCAACGACCTTAGAGGCTGTGTTAGCGGAGGTAGCATCTACGCCAAGGGTATATGCTTTGTTCTCAGACGCAGACCCCCCACCAGTAAGGTAGGAGCCATTGGCGATGGAAGAGACATAATTGCCAGTAGTGTCGGTGCCCAAGGCCACAGAGTTGGGCTGAATTGTGGCTATACCTGTGACATTGCCCGTACCGTCAAACGAGGCTGAAGTCCAAACCACATCACCTGTCATTCCGATTGTTCGGCCAGTAGCTAACGCAGTGGCTGTCGAAGCATTGCCGCTCAAGGCACCTGTAACCGTACCCGCACTAAAGTTACCTGATCCGTCCCGAGCAACGATGGTAGAGGCTGTGTTGGCGTTCGTCGCATTGGATGCAACTGTGAAAGTCCCGCCTTCGGCGGACAACGAGCCAGAGATACCCGTGCCTGAAGTAGCACCAGCACCGACGTAGTTGCCTGTGGTATCTGTGCCCAAAGCTACGGAGTTTTCTTGGATCGTAGCAGTGCCAGTGACGTTGCCCGTACCGTCAAACGAAGCTGAAGTCCAAACTACGTCGCCTGTCATGCCAATGGTGCGGCCTGTAGCTAACGCAGTGGCCGAAGAAACCGGAGTGACTAAGGAGAACTCAGTGCCCGATATCGAAAGGCCTGTACCAGCAGTGTATATTGGAGCGTCGGAGACTAAAGCGAAAACAATGTTTGTTGTACCAAAAGTAATAACACCTGTCGTGGTCATCACGTCAAGCTCACCACCGTGAACCGTACCCTCAGTAATGAAGAACGCGTCGCCTTCACCCAAGGCATCTGGGTCACTTGGGGAGTAAGAGTCCGCGTCTGTGGCGCGAGTAAGTACCCAGTTTGTACTGGCAGAACCTACTGTAGTGACGGTGTAGACACCGTTGTGCGCTTGGTTTGTTTGGTCTTGAACCATAACACGGTTGGTTGCGCTAAGAGTAACGCCGTCAAGAACTATAGCCGCTTGGGTGCCTGCGTTAGTTAGTGTTGCACCAACTCCGCTCGAACCGTTGCTATAGGTAGCGTTGAGGTTAGCAGTTGTTTCCGCCCGACAAGCCTGATGGTAGTGGATACCCGCCGCCGCAATCGTGTCAACATATTGTTTAGTCGCAGATTGTAGCGCCGCAGTCGGATCGGCGTTTAGGATCAAGTTGCCCGACATGGTGCCGCCAGCTTTGGGTAAAGCAGCATTCGCGGTAGTGTTGAGAGTCTGTATATCTACGCCATCAACCGTACCACCAACAATCAAGTTGTTGCCAATGGTCACATTGTTACTAACATCTTCAATAACGGCTTTGTCCGCAGGGTATGTTAGGAATATGTCCTTTGTACCGATGCCCCAGTTTACGGCGTTATTAGAGTTTGACGACGAAAAGATAGTCGTTCGGGATATTGAGTTTCCCGAACTAGCGTACGCACCAATACCTACCTCGTAATTTACGTTATCCGTTATAGAATAGTAAACAGTGTCCGCGTTCGACGTAACAACGGAAAAAGCCTGAAAACCGGGGGACGCGCCGCCAAGAGCATACGAACCCGTTCCCGTAGAGTTTGTAGTCTCTTTTACGCGATCAGCTACAACTAAAGCCATGGCTTATACCCCTTTAAGTAAGTTTAAGCTATACGGATAATAGCGTTCGAAGCATCGCCTGTTGGGAACTGGATAGTAAATGTACCAGTAGTAGACGTTTTGTCTGACCCGAAATCCAAAACTGCCACTGCGGGATTACCTGCCGCTGAACTGTTATAGATAACCGCGCCCCGCGCCGTGATTGTTGCAGTTGTAAACTCAAGGTCTTCAAAATCAACCATGCCCGTTGTGCCATCGGCTTTTGGGAAAGTAGCCGTCGTAGTAAGTATTCCGCCCCCTGCGGAGTAGCTACCAGAATTTGGAACCTCGTTAGTGGTTCTATAAGTCGTAGTACTCGCGTCAAACGCGACCCCGGCGTTTGTGTACAACGCAAGTTTAAAAGTGTTACCCGTTGAAGGGGTAAAGTCGTGGACGCTTTTTAAAAGCTCCGGCTTAAACGACGTACACATGAAATTACCACTGAAAGACATGTTGAATTCTCCTTGATCCGTTAACGCAAACTAGCACATTCCGCCAAATCTGCAACAATTATTGCTTTGCCCGTACAACACGGCCAACCCTATAGTCCTGAGTAGGCTCTTTAGCCTCACCAAGCATTCTCAAACCAACCATGGCCTCTGTAAACTTATCGTTGTACATAGCCATTACGTCCTGTTCACCCTTCATAAATATATAGGCTTCAACGAGGCTTCCATACAATAACGCTAACTCAGCGTTAGTACTTAACCACGTAGTACCCGTAGTTGCACCTGCAGTGATACTGGTAGGGCGGTACAAATAGTGCATCTCGCAGTTGTAGTTAGCGTTGGGGGTAGGGACCAAAACCATGTTATCCACATCAAACTGAGCGTAGTATTGCGGTACCCCTTCGATAGAGGGGTCTGGGGCAAACGACTGGCAGAACGAAACGTCTTTGAACTCTACGAAGACTTTCTCACCGTCTACGTTAAAACTCAAGGAAAACGGAGCTAGAAAGTCAGTAGGAGAAGCCAAATACTGACCACCTTTAGACATTGTTGCGCTGGCGTTCCTACGGAACAAATCCAGTTGGATACTCTTTAGGATACGCTCTTCTGCGATCCGAATAAACAAAGGGATATTGGCTACGAAAGTAGTTTCCGTATTGTCCGTGTAGTCTTCGATTGCTGACGTCAGCGACGCATAGTCCATAAGAGCTTACCCTTTTACGAAGTTTCCGCCACGTTTAGCTGCGCCCATACCACGACACACGTTGCCGCCAGAACCCATCTTCTTGACCTTTTTCATCTTGCCGCCGTAGGCTTTTTTAACCGGTTCGTCTTCTCCGAACATCAGATTATAAATCCTGTTAGCTTCTTTCCTATCAGCGGCTTTTTTTTCCGCCGCGCCCGGAAGTCTAGGGTCATTCGCCATAATAGCACGTTCACGTCCGGTCCGCGCGCTTGCACGGCGTAGCTTGCTCATTTTTTCCAGCTCGGCCCGGTCTTTCATATTCAGATTATCAGGACTGCGAGTGCTACCTTCTGGCTTTTTCGGGGACATACCTTTAACGTCATTTCGGCTTCTAGGGCGCATCATCATACTTCTCCATCAGTTGTAGTTACGGTAACGCTTCCTATAGAGCCTACCATATATTGCAAGGGATTCCAAACAGGGTTCCA